ACAAGGCGGTCAAGGTGGAACAGGTCTTCAAGGCGCTCAAGGTGCACAAGGCGGTCAAGGTGGAACAGGTCTTCAAGGCGCTCAGGGTGCTCAGGGTGGTGGAGGTGCTCAGGGCGCACAAGGCGCTCAAGGTGCTGCAGGTTCAAGTGGAACCAGTGGCGCTCAGGGTGCACAAGGCGGTCAAGGTGGAACAGGTCTTCAAGGCGCTCAAGGTGCACAAGGCGGTGGAGGTGCCACAGGCGCACAAGGTGCTGCTGGAACGAGTGGTGTAAGAGGTGCGCAGGGTGCACAAGGTGCACAAGGTGCGTCTGGTGCCACATCTGACCGTCGTTTGAAGAAGAACATTCGTCCGTTGAACAAGGGGTTGACTGATTTGTTGAAACTCAATCCTGTGTCATTTGAGTACAACAATCTTGGCAATGATAAAAAGTCGGATGAAGTTGTTTCGTATGGTATTATTGCTCAGGACGTAATGAATGACTTTCCTGAACTGGTAACAACATTCGAACAAAAAGCACATCCAAGTGATAGTGGTCCACAAAGATACTATTGGGTCAATTCGGATAAATTGCAGTGGGTAACGATCAATGCGTTTAAAGAAATGGCAACCCGAGTTGAAATTCTTGAAAAACAAGTAAAATTGTTGATGGAGAAAATAAAATAAACGTCAGGGGTGGTTAGAAAATAGTTTTAATAAATGAGTTATAAGATTCTGTATATCACGCCGCATTTATCGACGGGTGGGTGTCCTCAGTATTTGCTCAAGAAGATGAGCATATTGAAAGACACCCACGACGTTTATTGTGTTGAGTATAATGACTATGGAGAATGGTTTGTTGTACAAAAAAACCAAGTTAAGGAGATGTTGGGAAGCAAACATTTTGCTTTGAAAGACAACAAACATGAACTGTTGTCTATTATTGACAAGATTGATCCTGATATCATTCATTTGGAAGAAATGCCCGAGTATTACATGGATCATGATGTTGCGGTGAAGGTATATTCCAATACCCGTCGTTATCATATTGTAGAAACGTCGCATGATAGTAGTTTTGATGTAGCCAACAAGAAGTTCTTTCCTGATCAGTTTGTATTTGTCAGTGAGTATCAGAAGCGTAACATGACCGCGCTCAATATTGATTCTAAGGTTATTGAATATCCCATTTTGTATAAAGAGAGAGTTAGTGATAGAGATGGTGCGCTGAAGAACTTGGGTTTGGATCCCGAATTGTTTCATGTAGTTAATGTGGGATTGTGGTCTTCACGTAAGAATCAGGGTGAAATTGTTGAATACGCTCGTCAATTGAGTGATGTACCTGTTCAGTTTCATTTTGTGGGAAATACGGCTGGTAATTTTCAAGATTACTGGGGGCCAATATTGGCGAATTTGCCATCCAATTGTAAGGTCTGGGGTGAACGTAAAGATGTAGATACCTTTTATAGTTGTATGGACATGTTTTTGTTTACTAGTCGTGGCAATGAACACGATAAAGAAACCAGTCCTATTGTTATAAGAGAGGCTATCAGTTATCGTATACCCTCGTTGATATACAACTTACCGGTATATTTGAACATGTATGACCGGTTTTCCAACATTACCTATTTGAATAACAATGCAAAGAAGAATGTGGACATGATTCGGTCTTTTGTTCAAAAAAAAAGTAAACCCATAAACTATGCATATGTGGTTTCGACATATCCATCTACGGATATTGCTACAAAAACCACGATTAAATGTTTGCGTAATCTGACAAACTCTCACAAAATTCTGGTTACCCATCACAACAGTTACAAAGATTATGAGACTATTGCTGATACAGTGGTATATGATCCTGTAAATCCTATTATTAAGCATTCTTTTTATTCAAAATATTGGTATCAGGATTCGTCGTTTCGTTGTGATTTGAATTTGAAAGCCAACGACAACAACAATTATCATGGATTGGCTGTTTGGACCAACTATCAGAATGGTATTCGTAAGGCTAAAGATCAAGGATTCAAATACAGTGTGTGTTTGAACTATGATATTGTGTTAAACGATCAAGATTTGAAGGTGGTGAATGATATTGTTGATAAATTGGAACACAATTCGTCAAAAGGATTCTTCATGCATGAAGTTTTGGGTGAAGGAGATACATTAAAGACTGTGTTTTTCGTTATTGATAACGATTATTTTCTAAACAACTTTGATATTGTAGTAAATGAGGAACAATACAATGAAAGTATTCGTAAAAATGGATGTCCTAGCAACAGTTTGGAGAATTATGTGTATTATTCTATGAAAAACAAGTTGAAGGATTTGACAATTGTTGATAAATCCGAAGAAGATTTGTTTCCCAACAGTGATTTGAATTCATTTTCGTGCGTTGAGTATTTTTCTGTGGTTCCTAACGATACAAAAGATTGTTTTTACATTTGGAAGAGTTCCAGCAACATAATTGATAACAAAAATGTGGTTATCAGGGTGTATGAGAATAAGAGTTTGATTTTGAGGTTGGGATATTGTCAATTGAATGATAACCGAGTGTATCATCCTGTTAAAATTGTGTCGGGACGTTCGTATGGTATTACCTTGGAAGAGTTCAATTCAAACTATGAACGTATTAACAATAAACTAATTCAATTTGTTGATGTCAATGAAATTTCTGATAATGGATCGTTTGTGCGTTATCCGCATGGTCCTTTGAGTATTGATTCTACAATTAATATACATCACATTGATTCCAATGATAAAGATTCGTCTATACCTTCTTTGACTGCGTTGGGAGTTGTGTATCGTGATTATTTGGAATCTACTGAATTGGAAGTGGTTCAACAGTTGTATAACTTTCCATCTCATATAAATGTGGTTGTGACTGATGGTGATCTTGCAGTTTCACCAGATGCGTTTATTCAGAAGGTTAGGTTTGCACATGATTATGCTGTCAAAAAGAACATTCCTACCGTGTCATTGATACACGGTGAAACTGATTGCATTGGATCTGATGATTTTTATTATTCCACCAAACGTTCTGGTGTTAATGGTTATGTTATTAACAATCAGTTTGTGGATCTATTTAAAACAATTCAATCTTATGGTCAATTGACTAGTTATATGAAAACGTTTTCTAGGCAGTCAGTGATTCAATAATTGTTATGAAAATTTGTCAAGTTACCCCGGGCCTTATTTCAATTCCACCAAACGGGTGGGGTGCAATCGAAAAAATTATTTGGGAATACAAACAGGCGTTTGAACGTGCTGGTCACACATGTGATATCAAATATTTGGATGAGGTGAACAAATCAGACTATGATGTTGTTCACATACATGTAGCAAATCTAGCGTTAATTGCCCATGAACGTGGCATTCCATATGTTTTTACAATGCACGATCATCATACTGAAGTGTATGGTGTTCATTCTCTTTTGTACAAACAGAACCGTGAAGCTATTGAAAAATCAATTGTATCGTTAGTACCTGCAAAACATTTGGTGTCTTTCTTTGAGAGCAAACGTGTTCAGTATCTTCGTCACGGTGTTAATTCTACAATGTTTACTTATGGTGATCAGCCATCTAAACATTCACTATTGTGTGTTGGTAGAAATGGATTGTGTGAAGATATTTCGTTTGATCGAAAAGGATTTGTATATGCGATTGAAGCTGCTCGTAGACACAACTTACCAATTACGATTGCGGGTCCATCTATTAACCGTGAATTTTTTGAAAAGAATGCTGATTACAAACCTTACGACAAACTTACATTTTTGTATGATTTAACGGAACAGGAATTGGTCAAGACATATCAGTCTCATACAATCTTTTTGCATCCATCTTCAGTTGAAGCTGGTCATCCAAATTTGACGTTGTTGGAAGCTATGGGATGTTCATTGCCGGTTGTATCGACATTTGATAGTGAAGTATTACCCGGAATGGTAAAGGTGGAACGTAATGTTGATTCTGTATATAACGGCATTGCAACAGCAATGAATAACTGGGTTAATTTTCGGCGGGATGCTCGTAAATATGCTATAGCTAATGATTGGAACAATGTAGCAAAAGACTTGATTGATGTTTATTGTAAACTGGATGAATATCGTATGAAAAACGAATTGAATAGTGTGTATGATTTGACCGTGAATAGGCCACAACAAGTTCAGAGTGCCAAGATTGAAATCAATTATGTTGATGGTGCTTATCTTTCTATCAACGGTGGAGATCCATCTGTCAAATATGATTTTGAGTTCATTGATGAAGATTCTGAAGAGTCGTTGTATGGTGGAACGATGAAGACAAATGAGTGGGCCAAATGTTTTATCAAACGTTATATTCCATATCGTATCAAAGTTCACGCAAATTCTCAATTGGTACTGGATCACCGTATCGATTTGAAAGACAAAGAAGTTTTGATCTGTTTGGATACAAAGTCATTGGGAGATTGTTTGGCGTGGTTTCCATATGTTGAAGAGTTTAGAAAAAAACATCGTTGTATTGTTACATGTGCTACCAATTGGGCGTCTTTGTTTAAAGAAACATATTCTAACATAAAGTTCTGTGGATTGGAATGGAGCGGAAATTTTTACGCAATTTACATGATTGGATGTTTTCCTGACAATGCTAGATCTGTATTCAATTATAAGGATGTAGGACTTCAACGTATTTCGTCTTCGATCTTGGGTATCAACCACAAAGAAATTCGTCCGATCTTGAAAGTTAATGACACCACTCGAAAGATTGAACAGAAGTATGTTTGTTTTGCCACTCATTCAACAGCTCAGGCCAAATTCTGGAATAATCCAACTGGTTGGCAGGAGATGTGTGATTATTTGAACAGCATTGGTTTGAAACCGGTGTTAATTCAGGCTGAACCACGTGATGATTTGAAAAATATCATCAACAAGTCGGGTCCAAAGGAGATTCAAGAAACCATGAATTTGTTGCACAACAGTGAATTCTTTGTGGGTATTGGATCAGGATTGTCATGGTTGTCATGGGCATTAAACAAACCTACGGTGTTGGTGAGTGGATTTAGTTTACCACGCAGTGAGTTTTATACTCCCTACAGAGTGATCAATACCAATGTTTGTAATGGATGTTGGAATGAACATGAATTTGATAAAGGTGATTGGATGTGGTGTCCTCGTCAAAAGGGTACCGCTAGAGAATTTGAGTGTTCTAAACAAATCAGTTCACAAATGGTAATTGATTCGATCAATGAACTTATCAAGACAGAAGGTATACGTACATCTTGAAAGCAATCAATTGGGTGACAACATTGCTTGGTTGCCCTATATCGATTTAGCTAGACAGAAGTATAATTGGGAAGTTTACACTAACTTTTACTACAAAGAGTTATTTGGAGATGTGTATTCTGATTTGAATTATTATCAACCCAGTTCGTATGACAAATTAATTACTATCGATGTTGCAGATAGAGAAAAACCATTGCAGTGGTCTGGAGCACATGCTTTGGGTCTTGAGTATGTTGAAATCAGACCTCGGTTTAATGTATCAAAGTTGATTAACACTGAGGGTAATACGATGACATTTTCTGAATTTGGTAGTAATTATGCCAAATCGTGGACCAATCCTATTGGGTGGGTAAAGGTAATAAAGTACATTAACTCTATTGGATATACTCCAATCTCAGTATCAAAAGAAGTTAGTACATTGTCAAATATAAAAAACTGCACCGGGCACGATTTAAAAACCGTTTGCAACCTCATTTATAGTTCAAGTGTGTACATTGGTGTAAGTTCTGGTTTGGCTTGGTTAGCGTGGTGCCTAGGAGTGCCTGTGATTATGTTGAGTGGTCACACACATTCGTATTTTGAGTTTTCTGACAATTGTGTTCGTATTGGTCCTGCCGAGGGTATGTGTCGGGGATGTTATAATGACAATTCTTTAGAAATAGTGTGGGAAGATATTTGGTGTCCACGTCATAAAAACACATATCGACAACATGAATGTACGTATAGTATTGAACCCAATCAAATAATAAAATCAGTAAAAACAATAATTGACCTTAAAAGTAGCCTTAAAATATAAATATTTAGACTTTCAAATTTTCAGAAATATTTATATTTAGAGTTTTTTGTATGCGTCTCATACAAAACTTCAACCAATCGAAAGGAAATTTAGCATATGCCAATTACAGAAGGGGGTACATTTACTCCACACGACAGAATAGTAAGTCCTGGCGTTTTCAGTCGTGAAAACGACTTGTCAGGCCTTGCTCAAGGCGTGGCTGATATTGGTGGAGCTATTGTCGCTCCCTTCCCCAAGGGACCAGGCTTTGCTCCAACCGTTGTCACCAGCGTATCTGAGCTAGAGGAAAAATTCGGTGTAGCGGACGGAGTATACTACGGTCCTTACACTGCCAAACAATACCTACAAGAACAAGGTCTAGTGACCGTTTGTCGTGTAGGTGCATTGACGGGATACAAACAAGATAATCCGTTTGTGATTTACGCAATTCCGGGTTATTACACACGTAATACCGAAAGTGGTTCGTTTACCTCTTTGGGTACAGCAAATTCATCATATATTGCTTTGGACGCAGATGATATTACTGTAAACGTACAGTATGTCAGTTCAAGTGCAACCGAAACATTGACCATTACTGGTAGTTTGTATGCAAACTTTGAGACCAGCTCATTTGCAACATACAATCCTCCAGGCACAACTGGTAACAAGACTTACACTACTCGTTATATCGGTGATGTGAATCTTACGTTTAATGCCGCTTCATTTGAAATCAGCTCCAGTTATCAAGGTGACTTGACAATCAGCGCTGAAGCCAAGTTGTTGCGTGCTCTTGCTGAACAAACTGGACGTTTGTCTGGTAGTTTGGCAACCACAAGCAGTTTGGTTAAGTTGAGCGATGACTTCCCAGTATCTGGTGCTGCATCTTCTGTTATCATTAACAGTATCAATTTTGCCAAGTATCGTCCAACAAATAGTTGCGGTGTTCAAATTCAGTTGACCTGTAACATTACCGGTAGTTTTGGTAAGTTCACTGCTTTCACTGAAAATGTAGTTTCTGGTGGTGATCCATGTAATCCGGGTGCAACCCGTGAATCAGTGGTTCTTGCTGTTTTGGCAAACACTCAAAACGCAACAATTCAGTCTGATGCAAACAACAAGTTGGCACAGGTTGTTTATGGTTTCGAGGGTTCTGTATTCAGTAAAAAGATTGCAACCTCTGGTTTGTACAGTGGTAGTGCAGATCCAACCGCACAAGACTATGTTCTTGATTTGCGTTACAACATCGGTGGTTCAAGTGGAAGTTATGGAACCTATGAATTCTCATTGGATCCAGCAAGTTCTAACTACATCACCAATGTATTTGGATCAGATGCTACCGCAGGTGATCCTGCTAAGCAAGTGGCTGGTCAAAAGATTGAAGCTGCTTATTTGTACAATATCTTCAAGGATACCATCGCTCGTATTGTTGAGGAATCAACCGATCCGTCTGATGGTTGGATGATTGTAGGCAGTGAAGCTCCTTACACACCAACTGGTGGTGAGAACAAACTTGTATTGACCGGTAATCCAATGAAGTTCACTGATAACTATGGTTACACACCAACAACCGGTGATAGTGACTTCAGTTTGAAGTGGGCAACAACACCTTGGATCAATTCACAACAAGTTGCTCCATTCACTGGTACAGCTGATGTTACTGCTCAACCACAACGTTTCCCATTGTTCCGTATTCATACACTCGCTGATGGTACGAACATGAACACTTCTTATAAGATTGAAATTAGTGATGTAAAACTCGCTGGTACAGTCGCAGGAAGTGATTGGGGTTCATTCACGTTGGCAGTACGTAAGTTCAGTGACACCGACAAGAGTCCTAAGTATTTGGAACGTTTCCAAAACTTGAATCTTGATCCAGATAGCAGTAACTTCATCGCTCGTCGTATCGGTGATCGTTACAACTATATTTCTTACTCTGGTAAGATTATTGAGTTCGGTACCTACTCCAACTTGAGTAAGTACGTTCGTATTGAGATGACCGAAAACGTGTATCCGACATCAGCAATTCCTTACGGATTTGATGCTCTTGCTACACCTGTTGGTGGTACTCTTGGTGGATTCTTGCCACCAGTACAATTCACTCGCGCATCAACCTACTCAACTGCTCCAGGCAAATATCCATCGGGTATTGTGTTTGGTGAACCTCCAGTGGGTGCTGCTGATGATTTGTTGGCACTATATCCAACATCAAGTGTTGGTGTGTACAGTGTACACAACGACAACCTTCAATACTTCGCTCCGCTACCTGCTTATGAAGGATTCACTTCAATTGGCAATAACGTAGTGTTTGACCTTGAAGAAGGTGATGCATATAGTCCAACTGGTTCAAAACAACCAGATGTACAAAACGACAGCGGTGGTGTTCCATCAACTTATGATGCTGCATTTGAATCAACCCGTGTGAAGATGCGTAAATTCGTTCTTGGATTCCAAGGCGGATTTGATGGTCAATCACCAGCGGTTCCAATCAATGTTGGATCTGACATTATTCCAGGCAATACTCAAGGTTTGAATTGTACCAGTATTACTACTGCCGGTAGCATTGCTTATCGTCAATGTATTGGTGCTCTTGGTAATGCCGATGAATTCGACATTAACTTGATCGTGACTCCGGGTATCTTCTATCAACACCACAGTTATGTGGCACAGTTGACAATTGATATGTGTGAAGCACGTGGTGATTGTTTCTACATCATGGATAACGTGGTGTTCCCTAAGAGCAATCAAAGCACAGGCTTGATTGATGCAGCAGTGAACGTAGCTGCCAACATCGATTCAAGTTACGTTGCTACATACTATCCATGGGTCAAGATTCTTGATACCAACTTGAACAAGATTGTGAGTGTTCCTCCTTCAGTTGTTCTTCCAGCAATCTACGCTTCAAACGATAAGGCTTCGGCTGAATGGTTTGCTCCTGCTGGTTTGAACCGTGGTGGAATCACACAAGCTGTCCAAGTATTGGATCGTTTGACACACAGTGAACGTGACACTCTCTATGAGGGTCGTGTTAACCCAATCGCCGCATTCCCCGGACAGGGTATTTGCGTGTGGGGTCAAAAGACTCTTCAGATCGCACCAAGTGCATTGGATCGTATCAACGTTCGTCGCTTGATGATCAACTTGAAGAAGTTTATTGCTTCAAGCTCACGTTTCTTGGTATTCGAACAAAACGTGGCAAACACTCGTAACCGTTTCTTGAGTATTGTCAATCCTTACCTTGAACAGGTTCAACAACGTAGTGGTTTGTACGCCTTCCAAGTGAAGATGGACGAAACCAACAACACTCCTGACTTGATTGATCGTAATATTCTTTACGGACAAATCTATCTACAACCAACCAAGACGGCTGAATTCATCGTGCTTGATTTCAACATCTTGCCAACTGGTGCTCAGTTTCCTGGCGCCTAATTGATTGGTAAATAATAACAAACCCCGCCCTAAAAAGCGGGGTTTTTTCGTTTATACACAATGGTTTTATATTTATTTGTGTGAACGAAAACAACTGTAAATTTGAAGTTTATGACGACAACAAGTTAAGTCATATGCTTTATGCGCCTGATTATGGACAAGTTGGAGACACTGAACTGGCATGGAACTTACAAAACTCAAAACAATACAAAAATTACTGCTTAAGCGCTTTAAGCAATCAATTTAAGTTAATTGAAGTACTTTATTGTTATCATTTCAATTAAGTTAGGTGCTTGTTGTTTTGCTTGTTGCGCTTGCAATGCTTATAGATAAAAAATGAGTTTGTCAAGTTATTATTGAATTTGCTGAATATTTATAGTGATATGATACCTTTGAAAATGGCCATCCCAGAAGTTTTTGATCACAATCTGTTAGAGATTGGTGACGAAAACTCTACCGTTATTTATTGTGATATGGACGGTGTATTGGTTGATTTTGATGAAGGATTTAAGAAAATCTCAGGTGGTATATCAGCTGAACAATTTGATGCAACAGGAAGAAGTCCTGAAATATGGAAACTGATTTTCACCAATCCACCAGACAATGGTATAACATGGTGGGCAACATTGCCAAAACTTCCAGACGGAGATACGTTGTGGAGGTTTATAAACAGTCTAAAGTTTCCCGTCAAGATTTTGAGCAGTACATCCAGTAAAAAATCAAAAACCAATAACGCTGAAATTGGTAAACGTAGATGGTTGTCAACAAACTTAGTCCCAGTTCCACCCGATGAAAACGTCATCTTGGTGGATAGTTCCGAAGCAAAACAACAATATGCGTTGGGACCAAATCATATATTGATTGATGATTTACCATCAAACATTGCACAATGGAGATCAAAAGGTGGTACTGCAATTGAACACAAAAACACAACTGATACGATTAATCAGTTGAAAAAGATTTTAGGAATTACCCAAGAAAGTTACGGATACAGTTGGTCCAACATATAATATGAAAGCCAGAATTTATAACGATAGTTTGAATCCAAACATCTGGAACGCTGACAAATCAATCAAGCCAGAAATCCGAGATGCGTTGTTGAAAATTGCGCAAGATTTCTACATTGAGTCTGAATTACCAGCTCCTATTGAAGATGTATACATTCTTGGTAGTGCTGCCAATTATAACTGGGGACCAAGCAGTGATGTTGATTTGCACGTGTTGATCGATTTTACCAAGATTTCTCCTGATCATGATCTTGTTAAAAAGATGGTTGATAGTATTAAAGCCAATTGGAATAAAAACCACAATGTCACGATAAAAGGTCACCGTGTTGAACTATACATCCAAGACATAAAAGAAACCAACAGAGCGTTGGGAGTGTACAGTGTTTTGAATAACAAGTGGATTAAAGTTCCACAAAAACTCAATTTGTCATTGGACAAAAACATGATTCAGAAAAAGTATTCTGACATGGTTGTGCAAATAAGCAATTCTATTAAATCAAACAACTTTAATGATTTAAAACGTGTACTACGATCTGTATATGATATGCGTGAATCGGGTTTGAGCAAAGGTGGAGAATTCAGCACAGAAAATATTGTTTTCAAACTATTAAGAACACGTGGTCATATTGATAAATTGAAAGATGCTGTTAACAAAGTATACGATGCTCAACATTCGTTAAAAGAATCATAAGATTTTTAGAAAAAATCGAAACGACACACTATTTATATACAAGACCTAATAAGGAAAAAATATGGCAGACCTACTTAATCCAAACGAAATGTTCTATACTGTATTTGAGCCAAAAGTTCAAAACAGATTCATTTTCAGCATTGATGGTATTCCCGCTTTTATCATCAAAAAGACAGATCGTCCAAAACTAAATCAAGAAAAGAAGACGATTGACTATATCAACGTACAACGTTATTACAAAGGTAAGAGCGTTTGGAACGATATTAGTATCAGTCTTTATGACCCAATCGCTCCATCTGGTGCACAAGCTGTGATGGAATGGGTTCGTCTACACCACGAATCAGTAACAGGACGTGACGGTTATCTTGACTTTTATAAGAAAGATTGTACCATTAACTGTTTGGGACCAGTGGGTGACAAGGTAGAAGAGTGGGTTCTCAAGGGTGCTCAAATTGTTAGCGCAGAGTTCGGTAACCTTGACTGGACAAACATGGGTGACCCAGTTGAACTCACATTGAACTTGGCATACGACTACGCAATTCTCCAATACTAATCATTTTAGGAAAAGTAAGGTCTTAAAAGCCCCATACGAAAGTGTGGGGTTTTTTATTGTATATACCTATTTATACCATATGAAGATTACCAAGGCAGATTTGATTTCATTAATTACCGAAGTATTAGAAGAAGACACCGATAAGTTTCAAAATGCTTTGGAGACTTTGAGAAAGAAACAACAAGGATACAAAGTACAATCAGCACAAGTGGGTGTTGATATTGCTAAAGTAACTTTGGCACAGGCACAAGAACGTGAATCAGTTGCGTCAGACGCACTTGATGCTGCAGAAAACCGTGGAGAAGACGTATCAAAAGAAACTGAATCTTTGAATGCTGCCAAAGAAAGCACCAAAAAAGCTAGAGACGGTGAAGCTGCCGCAAAAAATGCTTTGAAAGTTGCACAAGGTGGTGGTGCTCCAAGTTAATTAAAATAACCAAAAGTTTTAAAACGTTACTATATATTGTTACGACAAATAAGTTACTATGAGCGAAGAATCTATTTCTATTACGAGACCATCCACTATCGTTGGCGGTCCACAAATCGCAAGACAGCCATCAATGTCTCAACCAGCAACTCCATCGGGAGTTCCTGTAAAACCCCAAAATAACTTTCCTACCGAGACTATTGATCTTCCCAGCGAAGGTCATTTCTATCCAGAAGGACATCCTCTTTCTGCTGGTCGTTTGGAACTAAAGATGATGACCGCTAGAGAAGAAGATATTTTGACCAATCAAAACTTGATCAAGAAGGGAATTGTTCTCGACAAGTTGTTGGAATCCTTGATTGTGACTCCGGTCAAGATAGATGACATCCTAGTTGGTGATAAAAACGCCGCATTCTTCGCTGCCCGACGTTTGGCATACGGTGACACGTATGGACCAGTCAAAGTGACTTGTCCGAAGTGTCAGACCGAATGTGAACGAAAGATTGATCTTTCTTTGATGAAGTCCAAGGAGATTGATGTAACCAAACACCCCAAGGGTCAAAATCAGTTTGAATTTACTCTTCCATATACACAACGAGTTATTACCTACAAGTTGTTGACTCACAAGGACGAAAACCAAATTGATTCTGAAATCAAAGGATTGTCCAAGGCCAATAAGAATTCAAGCAGTGAAGTGACTACTCGTCTACGTGCAATGATTGTGGCAATAGACGGCAATTCGGATCGTGGTGTAATCAATCGATTTGTCAATCAGGAAATGCCATCACGTGATAGTTTGGCATTTAGAGCACATGTTAAGGAAAATACACCCGATTTGGATATGACCTTTGATTTTTCATGTGACGAATGTTCTCACGAAGAAAGGATGTCGGTGCCGCTAACGGCCCAGTTTTTTTGGCCTGAGTCCTGAGGACAAAATCGCCATTCACAGTCAGATTTTTGATTTGGCGTATTATTCAGAGGGTGCATTTAATCAAGAGATTGCGTATAATCTACCTACGCATTTGAGAATCTTTTATCTTCGTAAGTTGGCAGAAGTTCGACGTAAAGAAAACGAAGATATGGAAAAAGCATCCAAATCTAAAGGTAAATAACCGTTAAAAATCGAACAATAACCCAATAGATTTTATATTTATAGGGTACATTAGATTTTTATGGATCAGGATACGCAAGATAAAGCAAGAAGATTGATGGATCAGTTAGCTGACTCAGCACGTAAGAGCAAAAAAGAAGTGTCTCTTACAGCTGATCAAATCAAGCTTCTTAGTAAATCGTTGGCAGATGCAAATGAAACTGCCAAATCATTTACAAAAACAACGTCTGATATGACACGTGCGTTGCAGATTGTATCTGATGCGTTTGATGCTCCTGTTAGTGCTATGGAGGCATTGATGGACACTGGTGTGGAGTCGGGTGAACATCTGTTACAAACATTTGGTGCTTTGGCAGGAATGATGTTTGATGCTCCTATTAAAGCAGCTAGTGATAAAGTCAAACAACTTGAAGAAGATCTGTCTAAGATTCCTTTGGGCTATGATGACCAGCTCCAAAAAGGTAATGATGTTATCAAAAACCTTGAAGACCGAATGTCAAAGGAAAAGGATTTGTGCAAGAAGAAATCTCAGTGTTCTGAAGATGCAATAAAAAATCTTGAGGACCAAATTAAATTGGAAAAAGATAAGTTGGATGAAGCCAAGAAGATTGGACCTGAAGACGCTGCAAACAATAAGAAAAAACGGGATGATCTATTAGCACAAAAGAAATTACAAGAAGAGAATCTTGCAAAACTACAACAGATGGCGAAAACCGCAAAAGAATTTATTGCGGTATTCAAGGATGGATTTGATCGTTTTGTTCAGTTGGATAAAGCAGCAGCTTCATTCAGAAAAGAATTGGGATTGGGACGTGACAACGCAAGATCGTTGGAACAAACCGCATTGCAGTTGAATCAACAATTTGCAACTTTAGGAGTTACAATTGATAACGCCTACAAGTCATTAACAGCTATTGGTAAAACTCTTGGTACATCGTTGTTGGTTAATAAAGAATTGGCAACAACTACCACATTACTTGCCGCAAATTATGGTGTGAGTGAAACCAATGCAGCCGGATTCTTGCAAAAGATGAATGCAATTGGAGGAATGACAGATAAACAAGCCAGTGCAATGGCTGGATTTACTGCTAACCTCGCAAATGCTGCTGGAGTCAACATCGACGAAGTGATGAGTGATGTCGCTAACGCATCAGATGAAACTCTTACATTGATGAGAGGTAACGTCAAACAAATGACGTTGGCAGCAGTACAAGCCCGAATGATGGGTGTAAGTTTGGATAAATCAGCAGCATCCGCTAAAGGATTGTTGAACTTCACACAGAGTGTCAGTGATGAAATGGAAGCAAGTGTGTTGTTGGGCAAGAATTTGAATTTGAATGCTGCTCGTCAACTTTCATTTGCTGGTGATGTTGCTGGTGCACAAAAGGAGATCTTAAATCAAGTTCGTCAGATGGGTGACTTGAATAAGATGAATGTATTCCAACAAGAAGCACTTGCTAAAGCCACCGGATATAGTGTTGCTGATCTTACTAAGATGTTGGCAAATGAAGAAAAACTTGCAAAACTAAGTGACAAAGAAAGACAGTCATTGGAAAAAGCACAAGAGGCTCTCAAAGAACAAAACGAAGAAACTGGAAAACAGTTATTGATGAGAACTCAAATGCAGAGCGCAATGGCTCAGTTGAGCAATACGTACCAAACATTTAAACAAATTATGGCTGACATTTTGACTCCAGTTGTAAATGTAGCTGTCAAATTGTTGATCCCAGTTTTGAAATTGGCATTGGTATTGTTCAATTTCATGTTGATACCGGTCAAAATACTTGCCAATGCGTTGTACAAGATGTGGGAACCAATCGAACCTATCGTTCAGAAATTGAATGATGCGTTGGATGGTGCCAACTCTTACGTGGAAACGATTGTACAGGGAGCAACTGATTTGGGAGTGATTCTTATCCGAATCAGTACTGCGATCACATTGGGTCTGCTAAAACCGTTTTCAATGGTGTTTAATTTGGTTGGATCTTTGGGATCAAGACTATCTTCTATTGGTGGTATTTTTGGATTAATTGTAAGACCTGTTAGTTCGGTTCTTTCATTTATATCCAGAATCGGAACAGCAGTTGTATCTTTAATAACCAGACTTGGTACTATTGAAGTTATTTTTACTACAACCGCATCAGTATTTTCACGAATCAGTAGTTTTGCAACAGGACTTCTTGGGCCTATATCAGGCATAACTTCTTTATTTGGAAGTGCTGCTGGAACTGTAGGTAAATTTGCTAGTGGATTTGCAAGAATAGGAAAAATCGTTAGTATTCTCACAGCAGCCGGAAAAGCTATACCATTTGTTGGCCAAGTATTAACAATCATTCAAGCTGTGTGGGGATTCTTTTCACGAATAATGGGTGGAATGAACGTGTTTCAAGCACTCGGTGAAACGTTGTACGATGTGTTTATTGGACCATTTGAAATGTTGTTTGAACTACTAGGAAAAATTCCAGTGATTGGAGTTGTGTTCCAACAAGTGTCAAAAATCTTCCCATATATCAAGACAGCAATTACTGACGTATTTGGGTATTTTCAAAAAGGTTGGGAGAGCATCAAAGAACTTTTTTCTGGAAAAGATATTGGTCAAAACCTTTTGAACATTGGAAAGATGATTTTATCTGGAATGTATTTGGTGCCTATGATTTTACTCAAGGCTCTAATGGCAATGTTCCCAAATGTGATTGATAAATTAAAATCGTTGTTCACCATCGAAAATCTAAAATCCGTATTGTCTGGTATATTCTCTATACCAATGTTTATCATACAATCTTTTGATGGAATTGGACCAATCATTATGAGTGCACTCAAAGGTCTTGGATCTTTAATGTATGATTTATTGATTCAACCTTGGGTCAGTTTGTGGAACTTTGTATCTGGATTGTTTAGTGGAGGTGGTTCATCAAAGGTTGGAAATGGAATCATTGAAGGTCTGATTGGTGTCGCTGGCATGATTTTGAAAATCTTCATGGATCCATTTCAGTCGATCTTTGATTTGGTCATCAAAGGATTTACATCAATTGGTTCGCTTATTCAGACAGTGTTGTCTGCTCCATTTAAAATCGTTGGCAAACTAATTGGAGTTGATACCGGTGGAATTGATGAAGCAGCTACTACTAACAATGCTGAGGGATCAAGTGATGTAATTAGTGCAATTGAACAAACCAATCAAAAGTTGGATACGTTAATTTCGTTGATGATGAACGGTGGTATCGCAGTAAATCTTGATGGCAGAAAAGTAAGTGAACAACTTGCTATTGCAAGTTCATAATTATAAAATATGGCAGATCAAATTCAAAGAAACTCAATAGCGTTTCCACTAGAAACACGATATAATAACGCTTCTAGTGCACCAACGCCGGGTAGTGATCCAAAAGATAGTCGTAGAATGGTACCACCGATCAATACGGTACCTTCCGATTATCCTCTTGGTCCTGCGCCCAACAAGATTGAAAAACTTTATGATGCAAACAATCAAAAGATTTTGACACGTCTGTCTGCAAAAACGGACTACGCTAATAGTCTTTTGAGATTTGGTCCTAGACAGCCATTTTTGTGGTACAATCCAAACGAAGGAAACAGTGGATTGAACGCTGTCAAAAAGTATGATAGTCGATTTTTTCCGCTTGGATCTGCATTACAAGACGTAATCAGAGTATCCAAGTTTACCGTGTCTGGAAACGGTATAGCATTCTTGTTCAAACAAGTAATATTACAGAACCTACAACCATTCAATGAAACGACATTGTATAATCCTGCAATGCCTATATTGGCTGCTATAAGACCAACTACTCTGGGTCTATTGCCAAGAACAACTAGATACATTGACTTGTCAGGTGGTCTTTTGGGTGCTCTTGCAAGTGTGGTAGGATTCAGTGTAAACAACGGCAAATCATCGCCTAAGGGTACTGTAGGAGATGGAATCAACGATACTGCTGATAATTCGCCACTATCAAAACAATCGGTGGGGGGTGGCAAGGGTTTGATCAGAGGAAAAACAGCATCTTCTGGATACACTTCGCTTGCATCTCGTTGGGGTGGTAATGCAAAAAAGGATTTTCTCAAGTCAATGGCCGCATCAGTGTTTCCATCACTAATCAATAGTAAACAGCCTGTTAAAACAGGATATAGAGCGGATGAAGGTGCGTATGGAATGATGATATCGGATCTTAAGGGTAAGTTTGCCAAAAATCATGTCATCACTGGTGACGAAATCCAACTAACACAGTTGTGGATTGCTGGAAGTTCTGACGGTGGACCTAAAAACATCCGTAAAAACGGAAATGAAGCACCACAAAACAGAAAAATCAAGTTTATTGATGGAAGTGAACAGAAGATTTCTGGCACCGATGTGTCTGGACCATCAATCAATGGTGGATCTACCGGATTTGCTCTACAGAAAGACGTAGATAACGTTGAAAAATACGGAAAATCTGTTGGTATTGAAGCATATCGTAAAGATTCTGCTAGCAATTTCAAACATTCTATCATGTTGATGAACTATAAAAAGTTTCTCGACAAGACAAGTACGTTTCAGACTAAGATGGATGTTGCACCGGTCGATTTGACCAACGCAGATGATCCAATTATTCTAAGACCACAAGAAGCATTTTACAAAAAGTATGGATTTGACTCTGTTCCCACTGTATTTGAAGTAAAGCCATTTACATCTATACCAACCCGTCAAGGATCTGGTGACGAAAAACGTGCAGCATACAACGTTGATGGTACCTATTCCAAGAATAGAAAAGACGAAGGCGGAAATGGTGTGTTGTCTGAGTTCAAGAAGAACCTTCAAGACGGTAAATTCTTAAACGTACCATCATCGGTCAATGATATTGGAGAACCAATCAACGCAACTCTTCAACAAAAGCAAGATGATCGTATTGTCAAGGATATTACTGACAACAAGAAGAAAATCTACACCAATCTTGGATTAACTGATACACCGGATACAGCTAAGTTAAAGACAATTGATCAAATTCCAGAACGTGGATCAGATCCAACGAGACCTGCGTACACCGTCGATGGTACTTATTCAAAGAATCGTCAGAATTTCATTTTGAACGACAACGCAAATGGAGTTCTTGCTGAAATCTTGACCAAGGTAGAAGACGGCAAATCAAAAAACCTAGCCACTGAAACCACTGATTTGGCAGGATCTCCTGATGAACGTATTAGTGCAACTCTTCAGAACAAAAAAGAAGATCCAATCAATTCACGTCGCGTGGAGAGTCTGAACAAATTGGTAGAAAAAATCAAAAACACTGGTTATTCGGTTGTTTTTGCTGATGCTGACACGCGTGTATTTACAAGTCCTGATACGACTTTGTTTGGTCTCAATAAACTTAAAAAAGTTAATGTTGACAACAAAAAATTGACAGACAATTACAAAGACAACACACAATTGTTGGACGGATTAACACATGACAGACGTAGTAGTAAAAAGATGGCCGGTTCAAACAAAGGTGATGGGTTGAATCGGTTAACGATATTAAACAAAGACAGAAGCATTGAGGACGAAACCGATATATCCGGATGGAATACATATGAACCATACAATGATGATTTGATTGCGTTTTATTTCTATGACATTGTAAATGAAAAACACATTCCATTTAGAGCATCTGTGCTTGGAATAAATGATAGTTTCCAAGCAGAATGGCCAAGTTACAAGTATATTGGTCGTGCTGATAAGTTGTACACATATGATGGTATTACACGTCAATTGAGTTTCAGTTTCAAAGTTATTGCCAACAGTGTAAAAGAATTGTTGCCAATGTGGAAACGAATCAACTATTTGTGTGGATTGACAATGCCTGCAAATTATACATCTGTTCCTAGTGATAGTGACGATAGTACCAGTCAGTTTGCGGTTCCTCCATTGGTTCTTTTGACGTTGGGAGATATGTATAAAGAACAGCCAATACTAATCAACCGTGTTGGATTGACTATTCCTGAGTCGGCAGCATGGGAAACAGTTCATGAAAATGCTGAACAAGATTGGTCATATTTGAACAACATTATTACTTGGACTGGATCCAAGGGTAAGGTTGCACAATTTCCAAGAGAGGTTGAACTATCAGTTGACTTGACACCATTGTTCAAGGAACGTCCTGTTACTGGTATGGCAAACTTTGGACATGCTCCAAGAGACATAACCAACTCAGAACTTATTGCTGGTACAAACAATAAATTTTCTCAGGGATTGATTGTTAGTTCACGAAATGTCGAAAGAGAGCAATAATTATTTGATATGAGATACGACACAACCGTCAACATAAAAAAGAGATGGGATGGAAAGAGATATTTTGGAACACGATTGTATCCAATTATTCCTGTTGATCCTACCGACGTTTATGTAGTGACAAACGAAACTGATACTTTGGATAATCTTGCGTTTAAATATTACAAGAATCCATCGTTGTGGTGGGTATTAGCTCAAGCAAATAACATTGGTAAAGGAAAACTATCAGTGCCGGCAGGAATACAATTACGTGTTCCAACCAATTTGAGCACCATACTTAACAATTATAAGTCTCTCAATTCATAACCGTTATGGCAACCAGATTTGTAGCTCCATTTGAAATTCAGCCAATACCCAAATATGTTCGTGAAGAGTTAGAACGACGTGAACGTGATGTTGGTGTTAATTTCATTTCCAACACTATCGCTAGTTGGGATGACGATGGTAACTGGAACACTTACAAAGGACCAATGCGCTGTTGGGTTCGTGTTTGTTCTAATGGAATTGGTGAAGAAAGATATGGATCCAAATCCGGATTTATAATGGCTGGTGCAACTGGGTTTTACAGAGACTACGGTGTCAATCCAAAAGACTATTCAAAGACTCAAACCGTAATTGGTTATACACCCGCTGGACAACCTCACCAGATTGACAATGAGTACACAATAGATAGTAACGCCATTAACAAACACGTTCCTCCGCCAGGCATTATCAGCATTGATGCGGTGATGCAAAAGTCGATGTATAGACAGGTGACAATCAAGTGGAAATGTTTTTCAAAGGATCATTTGAATTACATGACTCCATATTTTATGTCTCCGGGCGTTTCAATGTTTATTGAATGGGGATGGAATCACTATAACCCCGAGTGTTTGTTGGATCTTAACGATATTGGACAACCAGCAAAAATGAAAGATTCTGCTGATGATAAAACTCCCGGTCCAAGTGGCGATCCAAATGATCCACGTAAAACAGAAGGAACTGGATTGTTAGGTATTTATACCGATCCTCTTCAACAACAGTTGTTGGTGGAAAAAGGTAAAGGTACTTATGAATTGACATGCGGTATTGTTACGTCATTTGACTATTCATTACAGTCAGATGGATCGTATGATTGTACAACGGAAATCAAGAGCAACAGCTTTATTTACAGTGGCGTACAAACACGAAGCAATGCTATTGCGTCAACATCGCCAGCCGACAACAAAGGTAATAAAAAACCAGAACCAGTCAAACCTCTAAAAGAGTATATTGCCAATGATTTTAAATCGTTGCCAAAAACAGTGTTGACCGGACTTAATTCCAACGATTCACTGTTTCCAATACCCGGATGGCCAGGGCCAGAAACAAGAGTATTCATTCCTCGTAATCTTGATACCTCAAATGATCCACGCACCAAAGTTGATAATGTGACCAAGTATAGTTTTGACTCTGGAGCCACAGATGATTTTTGGATCACGATGGGATTGTTCGTTGATATTATCAACAAGTTTTGCGCAGCCGAAGCAACAAAGGTTGGTGCAACCTTCAACCAAATTGATATTTCATCATCGTGGATTGGTGGACATAAAAATTTGATTAGTACCGACGGAAAAATATTGTTGATACCAAATTCACAAGCACCAAACATTTCTCCATCAGTTGAAGATCGTGGAAAGTCTACCAACTATACAACTCCAGATACGCAAAAAGATGGCAAAGATCCAGCGGCAATTAGTGAAGCGGATAAAACATTGCAATCAGTGTTTAATTCAACAACACGTCAGGATCTTAATGAGATTGTTAATTACTTCAGAATCAGATATTCTGGAAAAGATCCGGGTGATGTAGAATTTCCAGCAAAACAATATGACTATAATTTGGGTAAGTTGGAAAACTTGTATATTCACAAGGATGTGATTATCAAAGCAGTTGAAAAGTCTGAAACTGTGACTGACATTTTGAACTTTGTTCTGAATAAATTATCAGAAGCCGTAAATGGAATGTGGAAGTTTAGTTTGATTCAATATGGACCTTCTAATTCATTGTTGTCCATCATTGATACTGAGTCTTTTAGCTTGAAACGTCTTCAAGAGTTAAACTCTAATAACCGTCCATATATTTACTCTTTCAAAAATCGAGCAAGCAGAAACAACATACAATCTTTAAACTTCAGTGTCAAACTAAGTGATAAGGTTGCTACAACGGTTTTGTATAATTCACCAAAGGATAATCAAACATCGGTTCCTATGAAGAATCCGTTTGGGTTTGTTACCAGAGATAGATTTTTCAAACTTACAAATGATGAGTCTTATTTGACACCAAAAGACAAAGAGGCTGTATTAAAAGCAAAACAAAATACTGAATTGGAACGTCAAAGAGAAGACAAGAAACGTCAAGAGACTATACAAAAAGAACGTGACGTTAAATCAGGAGCATTTATTGTGGGTGTGGTGAAGAAAGAGGGTGGCGCTGAAAAGACATATATTCGAAAATTGGTATTGACGCAAAAAGATTTGTTTACTTTGTTGGTTAATGACAAAGATCCGCAAAATTCTTCTATCAATTCATTTCCACAACCGGGAATTAAAGCCGAAATTACATTGACGGGTATTGCAGGAATGAAGACATTTCAAGTGTTTGGTATTGACAATTTACCTGAACCATATAATAAAGACATTCTGTTTCAGGTAGAAGACGTAAAACATAGTCTACAAAACACTGGTATGTGGACAACCACAATTACTGCTGGAATGCGTCCAACTAAAGGATTGAATATCTCAACATGATTAATCTTGACAAGTATATCAGTTTAGCAGGAGACAACATACCTCCAGTATTTCCACGTGCGTATTTGTTTTCTAACAAAGACGTAGATTATTCTATTCCTTACACCCGTCGATTTTTTGCAAAGAAGATCAACGACAACGATGTCTTGGAAGTGGAAGGTGACAACTTCAAAAACCTACCCGGAAACATCTACCAAAAAGTCAGTGTTAGTTGGCAAGTTTCTGGATTTGAAAGAAATCAGGTCAAAAATGGAAGAGTGGTTCAGGAAGGTGCTTTTGAGTACAATCAAAAACAAATCAAGTTGGCTGAGAAAGATATGCCAGGATTGACCCAGAAGATCGGTGGAAATTATTTATTGGGGTTTAGGCAATCATAATTTGACTTATAGGAGGTCACAGTCTATAGTTACATCCAAATGACCTTGGATGAAATCAAACACGTTATTGGCCTAAAAGACATCATTCTTGATGTGGTGCCGTTGTCCGATAGTCATCATCCTGCTTCAGTTGAACCGTGTTTGGTGATGATCAAAGCTGTTGGTGTGGATCGTGTGTGTACAATTCATATTGACACTTATGATTCGTCTGTGTTTTATACAAAATCGATGGTAAGCAAGTTTTTAAACAAACTCAAGAACCGTATCTTTTGTTTTTCTAAACGCAAGGTTCTTCATCAATTGAACGTCAATAAATTGTATGATCTGTGTTTGGTTATGTTCATGGAAACGGGTGAGATCATCGAACAAGATGAATATAACACAGCGGCTCATTCGTTCTTCAAAAACAAATACACTACTCATATTGAGAGCAACAAAATCATTCCAAGCAACAATCACATATCCAGATTTGATGATATGTGTGAGGATATGGAACCACATATCAAGAAAACGTATGAGGATTCGTATTTTGAACTGAACGGGTCAATCATTGAAACTCTTCAACAGATTGAAGTTAATGGGTTACAGGTTAACATGGAAGAGTTTAAAAAACACTTTCCAGACAAGAAACATTTGGTGGTAAACAACAAGGTTTATACTGAATACAACATTTTTACTTCAACTGGAAGACCCAGCAATCGTTTTGGTGGAATCAACTATTCTGCATTGAACAAGGAAAACGAATGTCGTAAGAGTTTTGTGTCTAGGTTTGGCAGTGATGGGTTGTTGGTGATGTTGGATTATAGTGCGTATCATCCGCACATTATTGGTAAGTTGATCAAATATAACTTTCCGGAGGGGGTCAATATTTACGAGTATTTGGCACGATATTACTTCAAAACTGAAGATCCATCTGAAGATCAGGTAAAACGGTCAAAGACCCTGACATTCCAGCAGTTATACGGTACAATTTCTCCAGAATACGTAAAAATTCCGTATTTTACGAAGATCTTGGAATACATCAATCATAGGTGGGAATTCTTCAACGATTTCAACTACATTGAGACACCGATTTTCAAACGTCCGATTACGTCGAATCATTTGAAGGATGCAACGCCAAACAAGTTGTTCAATTACATTCTTCAAGCGTCTGAAACTGAATATTCGATCAAGAGTTTGATGGATGTTAATCGGCATTTGGCGGACAAACAAACCAAACCGATATTGTATACTTATGATTCGGTGTTGTATGATGTGTATAAGCCTGAAGGAAAAGAGATAATAAAGACCATCACAGAATTGATGGAAAATCAGGGATTTCCTACGAAGTGTTATTTTGGAACCAATTATCATGAGATGAAATCGGTAAGTTCTTAAAAAGACTGTTTTTGGAATATAGACACAATATTTATTAGTTATTGTGTCGATATGAATAAAGCCAAGATCATAAATGATATCCTTCTTGAATATTCTCTCTTAGTAGAGGATGGTGGAATCTCCAAAGTTGATACTGACAAGTTATTAACCGCTATTGAAAACTGTGGATATAGTGAGTATTTTTCACCAACAACTGTTCAACAAATTGTTGAAGCCGACGCAAAAATTGGTTCTTCCAAGTATTTAACAGATGATGAAATCAAATCGTTCAACACCATGGTTGGACCTTTGAGACGTGCTGGCGATTTTAATGATGACGATTTAAAGCAAGTTGATCTAAGTTTATCTTACAATAAACCATCAGAACGTTTCCCTGGCGACGTTCACGTACCCAATGGTTTGACATACGACGAAATGGTTGAATTGGTGGCAAATCCAGAAAAACGTAAAGAGTATGGTATTCCTGAAAACGTTGATCTAAGTTTTACAAATTCAAACACAAAGTTGAGACTCAAGTTTGGTCCTAAGTTGGTATCAATGATTAATGTGCCACAAGGATTGAAAATCGGCACTCCCGGTTGGAGATCGGCGTTGTTATATTTACAGTTGTACCGTTCACTTGGCGATTTATTGAAGTCAAAGACGGTTAAGGCAAGTGGTATTGAACAAGAACGGATTAAAGCTGATCAACTTAACGAGTGGTTTAAAGAAAATAATCCAGAGAAAGTAGTATTCGATCTTCATGTTTGGGATAAAGGAGAACACGTTAATACAGGTGTAAAAGTCGATTCTGCTGTACATTTACAATTAGGCACCGGAGAAAAAGCAGATATTGCCATGTTGGAACGTGGTCGTGAAGTATTTTGGATTTCTTTCAAGGGTGGGGATTTCAAGGAAGGAATGAGTGCTAGTGAATTGGCGAATGTTGATTTTCCACAATATGGTGGATTTGTTGGATTAGATGCCATTTATAAGACAGATAAAGTTTGGTTGAGTGTTAAATCAAAGATGATTTCTGGTATTGTCAAAAATTACCCAAATCGAATTGAGGTTAATTCTAAGACTACTACTTTTGATGAAAAAGGAAATCTCGTTAACTTCAATGGTGTTCCTGCTATAGAAGCATTACAAGGCAATCGTGAAATGTACAATCTATTGATTGGTGCGTTTAAGAAGGGATTTTATCGGTTTGTTACTGATACTACTACAAAACGCAAATATCTTTACATGATGAATAACTTTGACGGTTATTTGGATTTCTTAGATGGATCGCCAAAGACTAAGGAAATTGCAGGAAAGTCAATTTATGGCACTGATTTTACTTTGGACAAGAGTAAGCCATTCAGTCGTCAAAATTGTAGTGTTTTGATGCAATCACGAACTCCGTTGATCATGTCACGGATTCCTACTAAGTCAAAGAAGAATGTACAGTTGTTGATTAAAACTGATGAAAATGGACACGTATTGTTCAATCCAAATCTTCCTTTGCCAAAAAATGCTCAAGATCCGTTTCAAAAGTATAAACCGGTAATGTATTTTAGAAGTGGAACAAACGAACAGTTTACTACGGATTACAATGGCGATGGATACATGTTCATGAGAGCCAGAATAGTAATCATTCCAGCAGCCAAGATTGCACCAAAAGCATCGAACCTTGCAAGTTAAAATGAAAAAGACTTACAAAAACATTTCAGATTTTTTGCTTTCCGAACTTTGTTTAGACAACAGAGTTGAGGATGGTATATTTGATATATTCAATAATGACCACATGGAAGTTCTACGAGAAAAACTTGTAGAAATGGGAATTCCAAAAAGTGAAGTTGTTGAATTAGCAAATAAGGTTATTGAGGGTAAATACCCAGAAAGACAAGCATACAATGCTAAGGGTATTTTGGTTACATTCCCCAATGCGGAATATAAACAACGTGCAATACGTCGTGGAACTCATTTTGAGGAAGATCCAACCAAGGGTCAGACCAATTTGGATTTCGCCACACCAGCACAACCAGTACAAGAACCAACATCACCAAATGAAAAACCTATTCAAATTGAGCCAGGTGCTCAACAAGATAATCAACCTATTCAACAAGACCAAGAACCAACCGGAACCGGTCAAGTCCAAGGACAATCAGGAGTTGATACAACCGATCTTGAAACCCGAAGTGGCGAACAAAAAGAAAAAGACGCAAAAGAAGTCGAAAAAATCCTAACCACTGAGTTTTCTTTGGAAGAAGCAAAACAAAACAATTGGATTAGAAACAAAAGCCGTTGGTATAACTCTGATGGCGTTTTGGTAGGTTACGAGTGGTACAATGTAGATAGCCACAAAACAACAATATTGTCCGCAAGATGAAAGACACTCAACTTCTCTGTACGTTTACATTGCCAGCAGAGTATCAAATTTTGGTGGCACACGTAAAGTCATTCTACACATTATCAAACAACAAAATTTTTGTGTTTAATAATGAAAAAAACAACAATGAGTTGTATCTCACTTATAATATCGTTTACACCGAGGCAGCCTCTAAAAAGCTGCCTAATACCATTAGTATACATCGTAAGAAACAAACCAATACTTTGTATACACTCAACGCCATGAACAAGTTAATCACTGAAGAAAACAATGGCGTTTTTGATAAAACTTTCCAGTTGAATTGGGAGTTTTATAAGAACTCATTAATCATAACAAACGAGGTTTCTGTTAAAATTATTCCACTGAAAATTTTCGATATTATAAGTTGATTTTTTCGGAATTTGGTCTATAGTTATACCAGAATTAGTTATGATTGTTTAGTTTCGAGTGAGACTAAATAGATTAGCTAATTACTACTTAACAATTAATAAATTAATAATTATGGCAATCGACTTGTCAAAGATCAAGAGCCGTTTGAACTCCCTTTCAAACACAAACCAAAAGTCCAACCTCATTTGGAAACCCAAGCCGGGTAAGCAGACGATCCGTATTGTTCCGTATAAGTATCAACCTGATACTCCGTTTATTGAACTCAAGTTCCATTACGGTATCAATAACAAGACTTATCTTTCTCCGGATAGTTTCAATCGTCCAGATCCAATCGTTGAGTTCAGCAATCGACTCAAGAAGACTGGTTCCAAGGAGGACTGGCAGACTGGCCGTAAGATGGAACCCAAGATGCGTACTTTTGCTCCTGTCATCGTTCGTGGTGAAGAGCATGAAGGTGTCAAGTTTTGGGGATTCGGAAAGCAGGTTTATCAGGAGATTCTATCGGTCATGGCTGACCCTGATTACGGTGATATTACCGACCTTTCTTCCGGACGTGATATCGTTGTGGAGTTTCGTACCGCTGACGAAAGTGGTAAGAACTTCCCAGAGACTTCAATCCGTGTGAAGCCAAACAGCACTCCGGCGGTTGATCCGAAGGATGCTCGTATGATCGACTCAATCAAGAATCAGGTTGATATTCTTGATTTGTTCCCCGAACCCAAGTACGAGGAACTCAAGGAGGTTATGACCGCCTGGCTTAATCCAGAGAATGGTCCTGCTGAGACCGTTTCTAACGCTGTGGTTGATGAGGAATCTACCCAACCTGTTGTTGCGGCTGCTGACTCTGCTCCGTTTGCTACTACGAAGACTTCTAGTAAGTCTCCTACGGCAACTACTGCTAAGTCTAATACTGACGACCTCACCAAGGCGTTTGATAATCTGTTCAACAGTTAATCAATAATACTAGGAGAGACGGTAGTAAAAATGCCGTCTCTCCTTTTTCATTTCAATATAAGTTATGGCTGAAGAAACACCAAAAAAGAAAAAAGGATCAACACATGTTACTCATGAAAGTACATCACAAAGAGATGAACTAGTTGAATCTATCGCTGATGCGTTAAACAAAGCCAATAAAGATGCAGGTAAGTGTGCGTTTTTCTTGGATCAAAAAGAAGATCCGTCCACAATTACGGATTGGGTTAGTACAGGTTGTGATATCTTGGATCTCGCAATTTCAAATCGTCCACATGCAGGTATTCCGGTTGGACGTATTACCGAAGTTACTGGACTTGAAGCGTCTGGTAAAAGTTTGTTGGCTGCTCATTTGCTTGCTGAAACTCAAAAGAAAGGTGGACTTGCTGTATTTATGGATACTGAACAGTCCGTTTCTCATGATTTTCTCACTGCAATTGGTGTTGACGTTCCTAAAATGTTGTATGTTACAGCGCACACTGTTGAAGACATTTTTGAAAAGATCGAATTGCTGATTGCACAGGCTCGTAAATCAAACCGAGATAAGTTAGTTACAATCGTTGTTGATAGCGTTGCTGGTGCTTCGACAAAGGCAGAATTGGAATCTGATCATGGTAAGGATGGTTATGCGACTGGAAAAGCTATTATCATTTCCAAGGCAATGAGAAAGATCAACGATATGATCGGTAAGCAACGTATTGCGTTGGTGTTTACCAATCAACTACGTGTCAATCTTCAGGCAGCAATGTTTGGAGACAAGTATATCACCAGTGGTGGTAAAGCCATTCAATATCATGCTAGTCTACGCCTTCGTTTGAAGGGTATGGGAGCATTGAAGGTTACACAGAATGGTGAGCCAGTTCATATTGGTGTTAAGACCCGTGCGGTAGTTGTCAAGAATCGTATGGGACCACCCATGAAATATGCTGACTTTAGTATTTTTTATGATAGTGGTATTGATAATTATGGTAACTGGATTGAAGTGCTCAAGAAGCACTCAATCATCACAGGTGCAAAGTCACCTTACAATTACACCAAGAATAATGGTGAAGTTGTAAAGATTGATGTCAAGTCGTTTGCCAAGGACATGAAGAATGATGCTGAACTTCGTGAGGAGTTGTATCAGAAGATTGCCGAGATGACGATTATGAAGTATAAGTCACCTGATAGTGAAATCCGAGAAGATGTCGAGGTAGACTCTTCTGAAGACGCAGAAGAAGTTGGTGGAGACGAATAATATATGAGTTTTAATCAAGACGAAAAAAAAAGGTTGTTCTCACTTTTTGAGAACGTTTCACACGAAGAAAAGAACACACTTTCTAACCGAACTGAAAATTCGGATATTCTCTTGGTTGATGCGCTCAATACATTTATTCGCGCATATTCGGTGATGCCGTCCATGAATGAAGATGGACTTCACACGGGCGGCATCGCCGGTTTTCTCAAAAGTGTCGGATATGCAATTAAGTTGCTGAATCCTACACGTTGTGTTATTATTTTTGACGGTAATGGTGGAAGTATGAAACGTCGTAAGATTTATCCGCCATACAAAGACAAACGTCATACAAAGATCCGTCTTAATAGAGCATATTCAGAAATGTCCACTTCTGATTTGGAAGAGAAGAACATGAAGGCTCAACTATTAAGATCTGTTCATTATTTGGACTGTCTGCCCATTTCAACTATGGCTATTGATCATATTGAAGCAGATGACACCATTGCATATATTGCACAACAGTATTATAAGAATAACAATGTGCATATCATGAGTGCAGACAAAGATTTTCTACAATTGGCAAGTGATAAAATCAAAGTTTGGAGTCCGACCAAAAAGAAATTGTATGGTTGTGCTGAAATTTTGAATGAGTATGGAGTTAGTTGCCAGAATTATATCTGGTACAGAGTTATGGAAGGTGATGTTTCTGACAACATTGATGGAATACCCGGCGCTGGTTTGAAGACGATCATCAAGTGTTTTCCGTTCTTTGCTGAAAGTAGAACTGTGGATTTGCAAGAAATCTACACATATTGTGAAAACAATCAGAGCAAATATAAGCTCTATCGTACAATCCTTGAAAACAAGGATATCGTTGAACGTAA